GGTGGAAGAATCCGGAGAATATCAGGGAAGGACATTCATCCACGGGGTCAATTGAAGCGATTATGAGAAAGATAGCAAAAAGAGCCGGTGTGGAAAAGGCGAATCCGCATAAATACAGAAGAACGTGTGCAACAATGGCATTGCGGAGGGGCATGCCACTTATGCAGGTATCTAAAATGCTGGGACATGAGAATGTGTCCACAACGCAGATCTATTTGGATCTGTCGGAGGATGAACTGGAGCAGGCTCACAAAAAATATGTGATTTAAAGGTGATAAAAATGGGAAAAAGCAAAGTAATCTGTCCGATCTGTAATAAAGAATTTGAACGGGCGACAGCGAAAAAGAAATATTGTGGACCGGAGTGTCAGAGACTGGCCAACATTAAGCATACAAGAGAAAAGCAAAAGATGAGGCATCCAGGAAAGATAGGAAGACCGGTGAAGAAAATGGAAAAGGCAGTGAAGAGAATGAGTAGACACGAGAGTGAACTGGTGAAAATAGCAAGAGAAGCAAAGCAGGCAGGAATGACCTATGGAAAGTGTGTAGGGCTGATGTGGCAGCAGGAGCAGAAGAAGGAGAGACAGAAAAATGAACAAAGAAACATTGAGCAGGGCGAAAGAGCTTGAGGCAGATATAAAATGCATCGAGGTACTTTTAGAGGAGCATAAGAAAAATCACTGGCTGAGCGTGACGAGTCCAAAACCATACAACGAAGGACAGTCAGGAAGATTCCAAGAGGAACTGGCACAGTGGATGGAAGAAAGAAAAGAAGCTTATAAAAAGGAGCTGGAGGAACTTTAGGAGGAGAAGATGAACAGAAAGGAAACCACACTTTTTCTGTCGCACATCCTTGAACGCACCAAATTAAATGTTTTTGGAAAACATTATGCAAAAGAAGTGAGCATTGATCCGTGGACATCCAATGCGAAAAGAGTGGATTATATGCAGTTTTCACCTGGAGATCAAATGTCCATATCAGGGATAGAAAAAGGAATATTTACTTGTTACGAAATTAAAAGTTGCAAGGAAGATGTTTATAGCGGGAATGGACTGAATTTCTATGGAGAAAAGAACTATATAGTAACTACGATGGAATGCTACAAAGACCTGATACAAGATTTGCAAAACGGTAAGTTTGATGAACACTTACACCAATGCAACCCGGAATCATCTAAATATTGGGGAATTATGGTAGCAGTTCCATGCATGAGAGAGCCAGAGGATGAATTTCAAAATCCAACACCGATAGGAGATGCAAATGTGACAGGGTGGGAATTAAAGGTAGTAAAGCCTTGCAGAATGGGACTAAGGAACAGGTCTATGACAGAATTACTTTTTTGTATGTTAAGGAGTGGAAGATAATGAGACTGATTGATGCGGATGAATTTTTGAAAAAACTAGGAAAGGAAATTGAAGGAGCTGTAGAGAGGTATTATGAAAACGATAAAGATAGCTTTTACGGAGGGATATGCAGTGCGTGTGGAGAAATCAGAAGCATGATATCAAATCAGCCAACAGCCTATGATGTGGATGATATTGTGAAACAGTTGGAGGTTCTGTCCGACCGTGCAGATGATGATATGTCTGTGTGTGAGAAAGGTATGTACCAATACTATGATGGATTCGGAGATGGCATTGATAAGGCTATTGAGATCGTGAAAGGCGGTGGAAGAGATGAAAAATAAAGAAAAATTTGCAAAAGAGATTGTTGAAATTGCGTGCGATAGAGGTGATGTTGCAGTATCCAAAGCTGTTGGAGAACCTGTATATTGCAATGAAATCAACTGTATGGACTGCCTGTTGAACAATAATGGCTGCAGTAACGCACTTAGAAGATGGGCAGAATCAGAGTACATCGAAAAGCCAGTGATTAGCAAGAAAGATAGAGCGTTTTTAGATTATCTCGTAGAAGATTTCAAATATATGGCAAGAGATAAAATTAATGCTAATGCCTTATACGCATACGGCAAAGAGCCATATAAATCGAACAATGATGATTGTTGGAGTGGAAATGGCAGAAGATACTGTGCCTTAAGTAGTTATGTGAACGTTGACTTCCCAATGATTAAATGGTCTGATGACAAGCCGTGGCTTATTGATGATTTGAAGAAGCTGGAGGTGGTTGAGGAATATGAGTAGAGGGATTTTATTCCGTGGAAAGCGGATTGATAACGGGGAATGGGGAGAAGGAAGTTATTTTAAATGCGATGGACGCTCTTTTATCTGTTCGGATCCAGAGTGCAACACTAGCATGTATATGAAACCTGGATATTGGATGGGAACATTTTTTGAAATAGATCCTTCCACTGTCTGCCAGTATACAGGGCTTACCGACAAGAACGGTAGGAAGATTTTTGAAGGCGATATATTCAAATTCAATGATGAAGTGTGGGAAAGTTCATACACAGCCTGCGGAACAGAATATGATTCTTGGGAAGTAGATAATTATGGCGTGGTGGGATATGACAATGAAACTGCAAGATATGATTTTTGCAAATACAAGTACGGCGAAAATTCAGTAGAAGCAGATTTGCATGAAAATCATGGTCTTGAATTTGCGGATTTTATACAAGAGTTAAAGGTTGGCGGAAACATTTTCGATAATCCGGAGTTGTTGCGTAACTAAATTAGGGATTTAGTGAGGTAAAAGAATATGGGATATTAGTTATTGCATTGCGTCTGAAAGAAAATATAAAAGACAATTCGAAGGGCAACCTACACTGCAAAACTATTATAAAGTCAAAAACATTCCGTATGGAAAAATAATGTATTTTTTAGACAAAGAAGTTTGTGGGATTAATCATACAGAAAAAGGTTTTTTGGTTCGAATACACAATAAAGGAGAGGCGAAAAAACATATAGATATGGCATATCTCGCAAGGGAAATAGCAAGAGAGATGAAAAGGAGTGATACCCATTGAAACGAAGCACAGACAGACGCTGGAGTCCAGCAGAGATCCGGCAGAATCAGAAAGAACATTATGCCGGGATGGCAAAGCATCCACCGGACCGGAAAGCCAGTGCGGACTTCCGCCGTCCGGCATACCCGAATTATACAGTGGAGGATGCACTGAAAAAGTGGGGAGTAGATACGAGGAAGGGAGTGGATGCCGGTGGAGCGGAACATTGATGGCTATGTCAGGCTTGCCCATGCGATCGTGGAAAAAGCTGGGAAAGATTACCGGACGGTCCTGAAAAAGCTGAAGAGGCATCCTGAAGACAGTCAGGCACAGTATGAGAAGAAACGTATTGAAAAATTCTTCCTGGAAAATGCCGGAGCATATATGGACATTGACGGTGATTACATCATAGACAGGATACGGGAGGAAGTGGACAAGAATGAAAGACTTACTAAGGCGATACAAAAAGCGAAAGAAAGAACTGCTGACTCTTGAGCAGTCACTGGAACGGCTGTATGACCGTCTTGAGAGCGTTCCGACCGTATCGGGGAAGGTGGAAAAGTCCGGGGATGACTTTCCATACATCCGGGAGCATATCAGCGTGGAAGTGCCGGAGCCAGCAGAAGCGACACGAATCAAGCTGCGAATCAGAGAGAAAGAACGGCAGAGGACAGCCGTACAGACAGAGATCGATACCGTAGAATCTTACATAGCCGGACTGCCGGAAGGATTGGAAAAGACAATACTGGAATCCATATACCTGGATGATATGACGCAAGAAGAGGTGGCGAGGATGACGGGATATACAAAAGGGCGGATTTCACAAATAATTTCGCAGACTGTAAAAGATTAAACAAATTAAACTTTTGAATATGCTATAGTTATAATGCAAGAAGTGAAAAGCTTCTTGGGATACTTTCGACGAATCCCCCCCGTACAAAGGCACTCTGAAAAGGGTGTCTTTTTGTATGCAGGGAAATATGAGGTGGTGAAATGATTGCGAGATCCGAAAAGGTATGAAAATTTAGAACGTATGGTATTTGAGGGTGTGGGCGAGTATGGGATACCTACACTTAAGCCAGTAGATTTTGATGGAGATACAGAGTTTATTCCATTCAATTTTGCAGCAACAAGTAAGGATAGAGAAAAGAAAAGCATTCATTTCTTTATCGACGACTATCAATTTATAAGATTATGGAATGATCCGGATAGATATATACCGATGCTTCAGCAGTTTCAGTACGTATTTACTCCGGATTTTAGTCTTTATACAGATTTTCCGAAAGCTGTTCAGATCTTTAATCATTACCGAAAGCATTGGATTGGTGCTTATATGCAGATGTACGGGGTAAAAGTGATCCCAACGATTGCATGGAGTACGGAGGATTCATATTCCTGGTGCTTTGATGGAGAACCTACAGGAGGCACGGTGGCAGTATCCAGTGTGGGGTGCATGCAAAATAAAAAGAGCCGGGAACTATTTCTTGCCGGATACAAAGAAATGGTTAAGAAGTTGCATCCGACTAAGATTATATTTTACGGGCAGATCCCGGAAGAGTGTACGGGGAACATTGTACGAATAAAGGCATTTCAGGAAAAATTTAAGGAGGCATCGTGTGATGGGTGGTAGAGGAAGTAAATCTGGTGGCGGCGGAGGTGGAAGTGGTGTTGATGTAACGCACAACGGAGAGACTACAAGGTATTATTTTTCCGAGAAAAACGGAATGAATTATTATCAGCGGGGAGTGGGAGGAACGCCACAGCCTACTCCGCTGAATATGACAGTAAGGGATTTTACAAAAAGAGTCCAGGCAAATGGGGCAACTGTAAAGCCGGTAACTGCAGCGTCGAAAGCAGCAGAACAGAAGGCATATGAGGCAGACAGGAAAGCGACGAACGATTTTCTTAACCAGGCAGACGCATCGATGGGCGGCAACCGTGGAGATCAGAGGAGAGCTACGAAAGGTCGCCGTGGAGGACGTAGAGGCATTTAATAGCATGGAGGTGGTCAAATGGCTACAAAAAAGGTGGTTGGAAGACCGCCAAAGTATAAGAGTAAAGAAGAAATTGAAGAAAAGATTGAAGAGTATTTTAAAGAATGTGAAGGAGAAATTCTGAAAGATGATGAAGGAAAGCCGATATTTAATAAATTCGGAAGTCCGGTAGTGATCAATCAACGTCCTCCGACAGTGACGGGACTGGCATTAGCCTTAGGCTTTACAAGCAGACAGGCACTTCTGAATTATCAGGCAAAAAAAGAGTTCGTTGACACGATTACACGTGCGAAATCGAGGGTGGAAGCGTATGCAGAGGAACGGCTCTTTGACCGGGACGGGACGAGCGGGGCTCAGTTCAGCCTGAGAAACAACTTCAAGGGTTGGACGGAAAAGACGGAACTGGATGAGGAGGAGCAGCAGGCAAGAATTGAACAGATCCGTGCGAATACAGCAAGGATGAGCGGCGGTGACGGAGATGAAGATGAAGGAGTAGAGATTATCAATGACGCACCGAAAGAAGCAAGTGAAGATATCGGAGATCATAATCCCGAAGTATCTGCAGATATTTAACAACCGAAGCATCAAGCATATTATCCTGACTTCTGGGAGAGCCGGAACGAAGTCGAGCTACGCAGCGGTAAGATCGGATTATCAGATTGTATCAGATGCGAATGGATCGGTTGTCGTCTTAAGAAAGCACCATAATAAACTAAGAAAAACAGTCTACAAAGAAATGCTCAGGGGGATCAATCGGTTGGAAATTCCCAAAAGTAAATTCCTGATTACAAAATCCCCGATGGAAATAACGTATAAAAAGCATGGTACGACAATGTATTTTGCCGGATCAGATGGGATTGATGATACAAAAGGTATCATTGATGAAGACAAGCCAATCAAGTTGGTTGTGCTGGATGAGTTGACAGAGTTTTTTGACGATGGAGAGGGGGAAGATGAACTGACCAATATTGAAGCGACGTTCGTTCGTGGAAATAAAGGGGGATTTCAGATGATCTATCTCTATAATCCTCCAAAGAATCCGAATGCCCCCATCAATTTGTGGTGCAAGAAGATGGAAAAGCGAGAGGACTGCATCCATATTCATACAGATTACCGGGACGTGCCGGTGGAATGGCTGGGACCTGACCTGATCGCATCTGCTGAAGCTATGAAGAAATCTGATCCAAAAATGTATAGATGGGTTTGGCTAGGCGAGGCGATCGGTGTGGACGAATTGATCTACTATATGTACGGCAATCGCCACAGGCAGAAGCCGGATCCGGACAGGAGATATGACCGGATTTACATTGGAGGTGACTACGGTCAGCAGAATGCGACAACCTTTGAAGCGTTTGGTCTAGACACCTACCGCAAGAAATTCCCCGGACTTGGAGAATATTATCACAGTGGGCGGGAATCTGGAAGGCAGAAGAGCCCGTCCGAGTATGCAAGAGATCTGGTTGAGTTCATGGATATGCTGCATGAACAGTATGAGAACCGGATCTTTTATATTTTTCTGGATCCGTCCGCAAAAGGTCTGGCAGAAGAGGTTAAGAGAGCCACCAGAACCGGACTGGACTATCAGGTGCTTCTGCGGGATGCGGAAAATGATGTTGCTCTTGGCATTAGCAGAGTGCAAAAAGCACTTTCGTTCGAGGTAATGTCGATTGATCCCAGTCAGGAGAATGCAGACCGAGAATTTGGAACTTATGAATATGATAAAAAATCTATTGAAAGAGGTAAGGAAGTGCCAGTCAAAATGGACGATCACTGCATGGATGCGATCCGGTACGCAGTGATGGGAGCATGGAGCAGGATAAAGCACTGGCTGCCAATAGATGAAGGAGGTGATGAAAGGTGAATATTTTTAGTTATTTCAGGAAAGCAGGAATAGACACTGTGGATGCTTCGTTCTACCGGAAGATTGATGAGTGGATCAGCTGGTACAATTCTAACGTTCGGCAGTTTACGTTCTACAAGGTGTATACTGGACGCGGCACAAGCAAACGATGCCGCAGGAAGAGTATGGGGATGGCAAAGAAGCTGTCAGAAGACATTGCAGATCTGCTCCTAAACGAAAGAGTTATGATCGCACTGGAAGATGAAATGACGCAGGAATTTGTGCAGAAAGTTCTGGATAACAATCATTTTCTGGTTATGGGAAATGACTACCAGGAACGAAAAGCGTATTCCGGAACCGTTGCGTATATCCCTTATCTGTATAATGCGGTTGTGCAGGAAGATGGGACGATATCTGCAGGTGAGATCGGAATCAACTATGTGGATGCCAAGAACATCTATCCGATCAGCTGGAATAATGGAGAAGTCACGGAATGTATTTTTACATTCGTGCATACGGTCCGTCAGAAGAAATACGTGCAGATTCAATTTCACAGAATTGAGTCAGGCGGAGTATATGTGATTGAGAACAGTGTCCTGGAATGTATAAAAGGCAGTGCAGAAGGGCGTGAGCTGACAGAAAAGGAATGGAAACAGCTGAAGCCATTTGCAAATCTGGCAGCCAGAACAGAGACAGGGTTCACGAAGCCACAATTTGTCATTGACAGGCTAAACATCACAAACAATGCCGATGAGTGCAATCCGATGGGAATTGCGATTTTCGCAAATGCCATCGATACACTTAAAAAGCTGGACATGGAGTATGATTCTTATTGCAATGAGTTTGATCTGGGAAGAAAGAGAATTTTTGTCGCTCCGGAAATATTGACGAATGAGGACGGATCCCCGACCTTTGATCCAGATGACAGTGTATTCTATTCGCTTCCGGAAGATTACGATAAGAGCCAGACAGGTCTGATCAAGGAAGTGGACATGAGCCTCCGGGTAGAACAGCACAGCAAAGCAATCAATGACGACCTGAATTATCTGTCTCTGAAATGCGGGTTCGGTACGGAAAGATACCGGTTTGACGGGGCAGGAGCAAAGACTGCCACGGAAATCATTTCCGAAAATTCGGACATGTACCGGATGCTGAAAAAGCATGAAATCATCCTGGAGGACGTGTTAAAAAGATTAATAAGAATTATTATCCGGCTTGGTCAGGTCACGGGGAATGTACTGGATCCTGACACAGAAATCACGATAGATTTTGATGATTCCATCATTGAGGATAAGGATTCGGAACGTCAGCAGGATCGGCAGGATGTGAGCATGGGTGTGATGAGGCTGGAAGAATATCGGGCGAAGTGGTATGGAGAAACGGTTGAGCAGGCTCGTCAGAATCTTCCCGAGCAAAATCAGGTGATGGAGTGATATGAGAAATGAATACAAGGAAAAGATCGCCAGCAAGATTGCGGCAAGATACGCAGATCTTGAAGTCAGGATCATGCAGGATATTGTTCGGAGAATTAAGAAGACGGGCGAAATCACCAGCACAGCAGACTGGCAGATTAACCGGTTAAAAATACTAGGGTATTCTTCGGAGGACATTGAAAATGCATTGAAAGACACTCTGAATGCTTCTTACCCGGAAATGTTTGAACTGTACGACAAAGTGATCGACTGGGAATACGTCAGGAACAAGGACCTCTATGAACAGATCAATGCGGAATACATACCTTTTGAAGAAAATGAACATCTGATACAGGTGACATCAGCTATCAAAAAGCAAAGCCTTGAGGACTTGGAAAATATTACAAGATCTCTAGGCTTTTATTTGGATTACGGTGGCAGAAAGGTATTAACTCCATTGTCACAGGTATACAGTGGGTATCTCGATAATGCCTGCATGGATATTGTGACAGGAGCGTTTGATTATAATGCAGTTCTTAGGCGGGTAGTCACTCAACTTACAAATAGTGGACTCCGGCAGATCGAATATTCATCGGGGTATGCAAGCCGGATCGAGGTTGCGGCAAGGCGGGCGGT